TTTAGATGATGTCCGTACTACTAAATAGTATCTGAGTTAACAGCGTCTATGTATCTAGAAGTCATTAGATCCACATATGCTTTTACAAACGCCTAGTCGTCTTTGAATGTAGTATATGTCTTGCCGTTCCAACCATATCCGCCGTAGTTATGCTATTTTCTTGCTACAGGACTATTTCCATAATCACTTTCCATAGCGAGCTAACGCATCATATAATCATGAGCTTTATCTATATTCTTTACGTTCTTTTTCTATAGAAGCTCTTGATATACTATAGGACTAAGCTACTCAGCAAAAGAGTCAAATTTGTTTTTGCCACCTTCGTATTCTGGAAGAGCGCGACCATTTTCATACACCTATTCGCCCTACTTCCATTTGGCAAACCTTTCACGAAATTCTGTTGGATCTTTGAGCATATGTATTTCCCTCCATCTTATTAGCGACCAAATTGGCTATTATATTAGTCATAAAATCATTAGCTTCATCGTGCTACACAAAGCGAAGTATAGCTCTTAGAAGCTCATTGTTCTATCTTGTAAGCTCTAAGAGCTCTTGTTCTTCACTTCTTGTCATAATTATTTCTCTCCTGCTACTTTATTGCGGATAGCTGCACGAGCCTTAACTCTCTCACGTTCCAAAGCCGCATCGTCTTTCTATTTCTGTAGCTCCGTCTCGTGTTTCATACGCTCACGTTCCAGCTCAATCTTCTTATCTTCGATGTCTTTCTTATACTTTATCTCACGATTCTTGACATATTCTCCAGAACGAATCTTCTGCTGTTCCATAGCTACTTTATACATCTCTTCCGGATCGGGTATACCGTTATTGTTGATATCTTTCTCTTCAGTACCACGATAGGTAGATATCTCAGCTACAGCAATCTTAGTCTGGTTATCAGCATCGATCTTATAGCGTTCAAGATCCATCTTAGCTTCCTCAAGCATAAGTTCTTGTTCACGCTGTTCGTTTTGCATCTGCTGAAGTTGTATAGCCTGTTGCTGCTCTGCTTCTTGCTGTTGTCTTTGCATTTCTTCCTGACGTTGCTGCATATCTTGTAATTTCTGTTTGATAATGTTGAAGTTATCGTTTGTAAGAATTTCAGCTGCCTCAAGCAGAGAAGCACCGTTCTGCATAGCAGGTTGTATAAGCTGTTGTAACTTCTGTATATTCTCAAGATCTTTAGACGTATCTGTTACAAATACATCCATGTCTTCATAATAGAACTTATCTGAGATGTCAACATAAGCACGTTCGCCATTGTCAAAGATATAGCTTAGTTTTTTCTTACCCGTCTGGGACCATGCGCTCTTAGCTGTGTTTAAAAGCATATTAAGAGCGTGGCGCTTACATTGGTTGTGAGCCCAGAATAAAGGCTCTGTAATGTGTGAAGATTGTACAACACTACGCTCCACATTACCAACCAATTCGTGTGTGCTAATAGCACCCATACGTTGTTCTGTAATACCAGAAATAGTACCTGCTAATTGTTCGATCTTATCCATCAACTGAATGTATTCAGCGATTACGTTCGACATAGTAAGATCGAGAGAAGTGATCTGATTAAACGTAGCAGGCTTTCCGCCTTCTCTACCTGGTACATTCCAACCTTCTTCATAAGGATTAATAAAGTTTACACCTACAGAAGATAAGTAATGCATCCACCTTTCTGGCGTGATATTCATAGACTTGGGAATCTATGTAATATCCATGTTTACTACTTTTCCTTTATCTCTTGCTATTGCTAATTCGAGCCTGTACCACAGCACGATATACATATACTGCAAAGGCTTAAGAACGCTAACAAGTGAACGAGGACGACTGTTGGTATTGCTATACACGCATCCACAATATGGGAGCTTTTGAGAATTAGGGTTATCAATTGATACGTGCTAATACTCAAGAGGTTGAATGCCAAAAAAGAGGTCAGAACCCGCGCGATAACCTTCCCACACTTCGATGATCCAGTCAGGTTCTACAGAAATTTCTGTACCTATTTTCTTGTAAGTTTCATCTACAATTTGTGTTTGAATTTCTCCAGCTTCATCTTGATATGTTACATAATATATTTTCTTGAAGGACTTCCAACAGCAGTGATATACGTCTACACAATATCTAGATTTTTGATCGTATAGAGGGTTATCGTATATATGCATTTGAATGCCCCCGAAGTTATCGACGATATCTTTATCTCCGTGATCGTTTGCGGGACGACCAGTAAGCATTTCGCTGAGTTTGTTTAAATCTTTCTCCGATAGTTTATCAAAATACCTATCATATATTTCCGAGACAGGGAGTCTCATTCTTCTACAACACCAAGAACCATCTTCAATAAACTCTAAATCTGGACTCTTATCATATGCAAAAAAGATCGGGTTTACTCTTTCTAAGTATGGCTCTTCATTCTATACGCCTACATAATATATTTCTGTACCGGCTATAAGAGCGTCCTTCCAACCTTTAATAAATTCATTGTCCAACGTAAGCTTTTCTCTTAAATATACCAAAGTGTGATACGCAGTATTCTCAATTACATCTTTATAATCTTTCTGCATATATTTGGCTATGGCTTCCGGTGGCATTATTTCTCCGTTTTGTAACTGTTGCTAGAACTATGCAGCTTCTTCTTCACCCATACGAGCAGTAATAGATGCCATTATATATTGCATAAGCATCTCTTTCTCTCTTTCCATGAGCTCTGAAGCTGCTTCCTATGATGTTCTTACAACACAGAAATTCATAGGTCTTTTGGTTTCTTCGCCTATAAGCAAATCAATCTTTGGGCGTATGATGTTAAAATCCTGAGGAGTTGCAGGAAAGCCGTCTTCAACTTTAAACGGGTTTGTAATCCTCTAAAAATCTTTTTCGTCGAAGATACTATTATATAAATTATAATAAGTCTGCATCTCCCCAAAGTGCGTCTTGTTCATACCGCCAGACACTACGTTACCTTCCCCAATGATATAATTAACGCAATCGTGCTACCACCGTTCATTCTTTTTTGATAGCGGAAGTTTTTGCTAAGGGAATGTTGCGTTATATAAATTATCTTCTACTCTAACCATGTTTAAGTTTTAGTATTTAATTGTTTCCTAACAACTCTTCTTATTATACACTATGGACCATAAATATTGTATGTGCTCTACTTGTAGACGGAATAGGATATACTCCTATAGCTTCTACAATTAACATATGAGATGAAATAAAAGGATAACTACTATTATTATACTTTGGTATATATACATTCTTAAAAGTTGGATATGTTTCTGCCGCATTTCCAGTTGGAACTATGGCTAATCCTGAATAATTACCTGCATTTAATTTAACATAAATAGGGTTTTCAACACTAGATATGAAACCAAATATTACTCGTTCTCCAGGTTTTAGATTACAATCAAAATCAGTTATACTAACACTTGTATTTACAATCTATACATCTCCGTTTGATGCATCAGCATTTAGCGTACTACTGGAATTAGTTATAGTGTATACACCATTAGCAACTCTAGGAACATTAAGCATACCTGTCATTGTACCTCCAGCAAGAGGAATATATCCTTTTCCTTCTACAAATGTTTTTACTGCATTTGATGTGGGTAAAGAAGCAGATGTATCGATAGACGTAACAACTTCTTTTTCACACGCAGCTCCTAATACATATCCGTTTAGCGGGCTGTTAATAATACTAGTATTAAAAATACTATTTATTCCTAATATTCTATAGTATGTGCCATCATACTATAAAGTAACAACATCATTAGCTGCAATAGTATCGGAAGCTAATGCAGAACCGTTATACTGAACAATAGTTTTAGCACCTGTGGTAGTAACATTTAAGGTTGCATTAGTAACGGTATTGCCTTTGGTAAAAGTAACCTTTATTATATTACCTTTCGATAATGTATATCCAGTTATAGATACAGTTTTTGCTTTTGTACCAACTGCTGTACTACAAGTTCCAGAAGGAATATCACCTATTATTATATTTCCACTATAAGTTAAGGAAGTATTATCTAATACTATTCCGTTAGAAGATGAACTACCTAAAGTAACATTTGGACGAATATAAATACTTCCAGTAGAATAAAGACCTAATCCATAACTAGTAGCTGCTCCAATATGACCAACAGTACCTAAGTTAATGCCTTTTGTAGTATTTGTAGCACTTGAAGTGTGTGAAGACGCATTTACTACACCGGTTATGTTTAAATCTTCACCAAAAGTAGATGTACTACTAATATTAAGCGTTGTACCATAGATACCCTTCCAGCGGGCAGAGGATGTACCTAAGTCTAGGACTCCTGTGTTTGCATTTAATGGCTTGAAATTTGTGCTACTTAACATAACTGCTAATGTACTATATGTTCCAAGACCAAGATATAAGTATCCACTAGAAGGTCCTTCAATAGCAGTTTTTGTAGCATCTGGACAATACATTTTTGCAGTAACCGTACCGTTATACATTAATCCGATAGTTCCATTGACATCAAGGAGATTGGCAGGCGACGTTGTTCCAATACCTACATTACCGTTTGTGTCAAGGACAAACCCCTGCGTCAAAGTACCATTGACTTTTGAATACATCCTTATTGCATTTCCATACAGGTGTAATGGAATGCTTTTGCTGTTTGCGAGGTAATAGTTCAAATGAACAAGATTATAATTTCCACCCCACATTCCGAGCATTGAATAGTATCCATCTTGATAATATGTAGTCAATCCTTTTCCAAGACTAAGATTCAAGTTACCGCTCATGGTAATGTTGCCAACATCTGTCATATCGCCTGAGACATTGGCAGAACCATTGAAACTCTGTCCCCATAAGGTGCGTGATGTCTGTAACGTAGTAGCAGACGCTACGTTGGAGTCGGTCATTGCTACCTGATGCCAGTCTGTTGCGGAATAACCTTTGTTGGCTCTTGCTCTGAACCATAAACCATTTGTAGGTGATGTTACTTCGTTATGCAACGCAGCCCATGCAAATTGCATTTTTAAGTTTGCGTCTACACCCTTTAGCTCGATAATACCGCCATAAGTGGTTGATGTAAAAGCGTTTGAAGGCACATTGAGCCATTTTGAATTGCCATGATAATTTGTTAAAACAGAATAGGCACTTCCTTCTCCATCAAGCTGCATGGTATTGGCATCACCGCTTGTATTCCCTGACAATATCTGTCCGGCGTAAAGATTGTTTGATTGCGTTGCATAATCGACTGTTAATGTCTTGTTAGTACCTCCAATAGTAACACTTATAGTTGTTCCGCTGTTTGATAAAGCTGAGAATAAATCAGACTTGTGTGTTCCATCAAGTAAGTCTGCATCCATACCGCTACCGCTTCCGTCATTATCTGTTCTCCATACAGTATATCCGTTATAGGTAAATGAAGAATCGGATACGAGTAGTCCGTTTGTGGAACTCGAGTACATCGTGCTATTCGGTCTGATAGCAATACTTCCAGTTGCATAGAACCCTGCGTTTCCTGCGGAAGAACTTCCGATATGTGCGACAGAACCGATGTCGATGCCTTTCCCTGACGTGTATGAATTATTTCCAACAGATGTTGTAATGCAGCCCGTCATCGTTCCACCAGACAAAGACAGATAATTTGCGAGGTTGTCTTGAACGAGATACCAGTTACTCCAAGACGTAGTACTGGTACTTGAATATCTCTCGTAGACATTTGTGTCTGAATATTGCTGTATGCGTTGGAAGATATACCTTTGTCCCGTAAAATAATTGCCAACCCACAGACGGAACGCTTGTGTTATACCTTCTGGGAGAGTTGTAATATACGGAACACCAGCAGTAGCATTTTGATAATAATTGTTCGGACTAATAAGACCGTCAATACTTACAGGGTTAGACGAAGACGCACCAAGACTTATTCCGCCATTCAAACGGAAAAATCCTGTATCGCTCTCCGTCTTAGTATAAGCATCAGTTATTCCATATCCATCAAGTGTTGTAGGAGTACTAGTAATACTATTAAAAGCAACAGATGTAAGATATGTATTACTATCTATACTTCCATCAGCTTTTAAAAACTGACTAGATGTACCTCCTCTTTTAATAAACGAACCAGCTTTTAATTCTCCAGTTGAAGGATTAAATGTAAGTCCTTTATTAGAATCAGTATAATAATACTTAATTTTTGAATCGTCTGCGTTTACTCCAAAAGGTATTGATCTATCGCTATTTGTCCAACTACTAGTGGCAGTGGTTAATATTAAAGAATTACCTCCGAGATCTATATCTCCTCCCATTGTTAAGGTACCGCCTATCGAACTGTTTCCGCTTGCACGAAAAGTACCTGCTACATGGAGTTTGTAAGAAGGCGAAGTAATGCCTATACCAATGTCTCCAGAAGAGTTGAGAATTAAACCAGTAGAGCGAGAACTGCTATAATACAGTCTTATATTATTACCGTATATATAGGTATCGTAACTTGTACCATCTGCATTGCCATATCCAATAAGAAAGTTGTTACCAGTATTTAATCCTAAGAGGATATAATTTACTGCATCTTCTCCTTCCGCTGGTTTGTTCTTTGAGTAGATATATTTCGCATTACCAAGGTAAATATTTCCCACATCTGTCATATTACCGCTAATATTCGTAGGTACACCTCCAGAAGTCCAGTATGTCTGTCCCCAAGCGGTCTTGCTTACAGTAGTCAGTTTCAATGCTGAGTTAGCATTGCCGCTTGAATCAAAACGCCCCTGTAAGGTAGATACGTCAGTCTGTAGTGTCGTTACATCACTTGCTGCTGCATAGTAACTTCCATGTTGCCCGTCAAGTAAGTCTGCATCAAGACCGCTGCTTGCACCATCGTTGCCTGAGTGCCAGATGGTGTATGCTGACGTTCCGTTATGGAATTGTGCGACGTGTGTTGGTGTTACTCCCAAGTAACCAGAAAGAGCGCCGTCTTTCATAAACCTAACCCACGCAGTAGATGTACCGCTGTTCCTGTCAACGGTAAGCAAATCAGCAGCAGTACCAGAGAAGGTCTTCTTTCCCGTTATCGTCTGAGCACCATCAAGTGTCACATAGTTACTGAGAGACTGATGCGATGTCAGAACCTTTGTTCCATTAGAATAAAGACAATTATCTGTTCCAACATAGACATTAACATTAGAATATGTCTGTGGATTAGCAGCTTGTGATGTAGCTCCTACTAAGAATAATTTAGTATCTACTTTGTTGGTAGAACCTGCTGTGTTTTTAGTATCATTAGCACTAATAGTAATAACGTTACTATCTGCAGACATCTCAACATTAGTACCCGCCTTAAAAGTCTTGCTTGGACTTGTAAGTGGTTTATAAGTATCAACTGTTGTTCCAGCATTGTTTTTGAAAACAATGTTATATCCTGTATATGTATTATTAGTATCTTTTATCTTCTACGCAGTATATGTTAATCCAGTAACGTGTCCTTTAGCATCTCTTTGAGCTTTTACTCCAGTAAGAACCGTATATTCTGTATCTTTAGCGTATGTTCCGGCAGTTTCTGAAAGGGATGCAGTTAATTCAGAATCTACATTTGCTTCTGGAGTATAATGATTAGCAGATGAAGAAACACTCTAATCAGTTGATGTAATTGTTAATAAACCATTTTTAGCTTTTACTGTTGTAGCACCTGTGCCTTTAATCTGTACTCCACCAGACTTCGTATTGTTTTCTACAATATTTAGATAAGTAGCAGCGTTAGTAGTATCTGTAGTAGAATTAGAAGTAGCACTTGATGCTCCAAGTATAGGAGTTGCTGTATAATGAGTATCGTCTGCAGGGATACCTAATCCAGTTATATCACTTTTTTCTACGGCTGTAGCAGATTTAATATGACCTTCTACTGTTGTTGCTATTTTATAAAGTCCTTCTAATTTAGCTGTAGTTAAACGATTGCTATCAGTAGAGTGTGTGTATGCTGTTTTTCCCCTGTCTCCTCTATATGCCGTCGAAGACGTTTCTCCTAAAGCAAGAGAAGAGGTTCCAGCTCCTATGTTTGTTCTAGCATTAGACTTTTCAGTACTTGTCAAATTCTAAGAAGCTTCTGTACTTACTGCTTTAAAATTTCCAACATTTCCCAATCCAACATCAGACTTAGTAAGCTCTAAATCTGTTTTTATAGTAGAAATATTAACAATATCTGTAGTACTTTCGTTTATTGTTTGTGTCAGCTTTTTGCTAGAATAAGAAACATTGGAAACAGTAGAGCTCTTATCAGATTTATTTTGAGATATATCCTATAACACACTAGACGTAACTCCAGAATTTATAGCCTACCACTATGCAGCTGTAAATCCAGAATTATTCAATGTATATTCAAACAACCAATTTGTTCCATTAAACTTATATTTATCTACTTGAGATATTTCTGTAGGAGTATTATTTGCTGTAGGGATTAATATAAATACATAATCATTATTATCAGCAGTACTAATTTTAGTTTTTAACTTTGTATTAATGTTTGTCTATGTCGCTTCAATATTTAATTCTAAATCGCTTTTAAGATTATATGTTCCTTTAAATTCTGCTGTGGCTGTTGATACACTAGAATTAACAAAATTTTTATCTGCTAACTTATTAGAAGACGTTGCCTAAGAAGGAATTAAATCTAAAACAGAAGATTTTAACTAAGCTGTAGTTAAAAGATTTGTATTATTATCATCAGCAGAACTAGCTATATTTAAACCATCAAGCTTCTATTTGTCTTGAGCAGACATTATTCCAGCTTGTTGTGTAGATACATTCTGTACAGTTTTCTTATGTGGTGTAATAACTCCGTTTGTATCCTACGATACAGAATCAATAAACGTTAACCCGGTACCGTCTGCGTTTGGATCAGACACGCTAGATTGTTTTGTTTTATAATCAGAATGTTTATGTCCACTGTCCGTTATATTTCCATTTACATCTAATCCTGCAAAATTTCCATCTGTTGCACCAGATACTTTATCTGCCTTTCCACTTATATCTTGATGACTTTGTAAAGCACTGTCTGCTAATTCTAACGATTGCTAAACAGATTGAGACAAATCAGACTTAGGTATTCCATTAGAAGGTTTTTGATATGCAGTGTTTCCAGCAGATAATTTACTTTTTACTGTTTGTGACAAATCGTTTTCAGGTATTCCGCCAGATGGTAACTGATAAGCACTATCGGCACTATCTAAAGAAGCCTACACACTTGTGTCCAAATCTATTTTAGGAATTCCCCCGTTTGGAAGTTGATAAGCAGTTGCACCAGCAGCAGCTCCCTCTCTAATAGTATTTAGATCAGAAATAACGTCTTGTTTCCCACTTATGTCCTAATGTTCTGTCAAATAACCAACATCATTGTTAAAAGAAGAGACATTTGTTGGTTTGTTTTTAATATAACTATCTTTTGCACTATCTTGTTGTGCCCAATCAGACTGTACGTTTATTTCTGCGCCGTATTGTATACCTTCTAGTTTAGATTTTAATTGGTCTGTAAAATCGTTTTGAGATAAACCTTTTCCTTGTACTTTATCTACTTTCGTAGAAAACTGTTGGGTTGTGTTTTGTTCTTGCGTATTTAATCTATCTGACAACCCGCTTTCTGCTAATTGTGCTCTATCAGATTCTGTCTGTACAGCAGACGAAATTACATTATCGACTTGATCTTTTGTATAATAATTATGTTCGACCCAATCTTGTGAAGCATCTCCTTGACCATTACGTACTTCAAACGTTGAAGAAGTTCCGTCGTCTAAACGTATAGTAATTTCGTTTACCCCTTCGGAAAGATAAGAGGTTTTTGTTTGTTCTATAGAGGATATAGATGTTCCTTTGTCACCTTTTTCTCCTTGAATACCCTATGGGCCTGTTTCTCCAATGTCTCCCTTATCTCCTTTTGGACCTTGAGGACCTACAAAAAAGATTTTCTGTTTTCTTACAACAAATCGGTCTTCTCCTTTCTTACATGGAGTTTTTGCACTGGAATCTTCGTTTTCTTTTACTATTGTAAAGATTGGTTCTTTACTTTGAAAACGCCAAGATACACCGTTAAATTTACCCGCAGCTTCGAGATAATGTTGTCCCAATTTAGTAGACCTATCCCACCATATAGACATTGTGTGTTCGTCCAATATCTCAAAACATTCTACAGGTGTTGGAGAATTGCGTACATACGATCTAACTCTTAAGTTTGCGCAACGTCGCAAATCAAAATCTATTATTTCTTTGCCGTCAAAGTCATACGCTCTTATTTCTACTATTGTTTCAAAAGCGTTTCCTTTTACTATTTTTAAATCGGTCATGTTAAAAACTGAATAAAGGCGCATCATCGTGCACATCGTTATCGGTCTCAAACCATTTTTGACCAAACAACGGCAATTCGAAGAGCTCAACCTGTTTGTTCTATTCTTTTGCAGCGGCCACTTTTACCTAGAACAACTCTTCCCTATAGATCATAACCATACACATAGCTATAAGGCGGTCCACGTTTCTTACACCGTCGTTTTCTATAAGTTCTTCTATAAGTGGTTCGCTGTATACTCTCTCTATATTAGGGTGGCCTGGTTCATATTCTTCCATTAGCCATTCTAGGATTAACCCTTCTCCATAGGCCCTAATAGCTTTTGTCATATGACAGCCTTTTCTTCTCTATACTCGGCTGTCTTTGAAGACTTCTGTGATTATCTTATCGGGTTGATCCGCTAGTAAATAGTCACAGTGTTTGTTTGTAAAGTATGGATATATGCCTTTACGTTCATTTTCAAATAAAAGTCTGGCATTATAGAATATAAGTAGTTTACGTACGTTCTCATAATACTCTTCGGCCGTGTCAGGTCGACCCGTATATTCGGCTACGATTACGTCTGTCCAGGCTTCTCCAGCTTTAACCCTTTTAAATATGAACGTAGATCCTAGGGAATTGGTAAATGACTCATCGTGGTCATACGGGTCACAACCCCCAATGTATAATCCAAATGGGGGATCTGGGATTGGGTATTCCCAGATGACTACGGATCCTCTTGGTTTGTCATCTTTCTTTAAATGATACGTTGTTATATCCCCGCTTTTCTTTTCTGTTGCTTGTACTTTACCGTCTCCGTCCCAACTAAGGTCAACTATGTGTTTCATATTCTTGATCTTCGTGTTAGTTCGGATTCTTGTTAATTGATTCATTAGAAGCTTTCTGGGGAAGATGTTTCTACCTAATTCCAGTACAGCTTCTTGTGGGTTTAATGGTCTTTCGGATACAAATCTATCTATAGATGTTTGTGAAGCTCCTCCGTCTTTAACAGTATTGCGCTAGTTTATAAGTTCTTCTATAGCTTTATCTTTCAGACTATTGCCAAATTGGTCCATAAAGATCTAATTGCCATCGTCATCAAATGACTATAGATTACTCCAAGCTGGAACAAAGAATCCGCATTCTGTTTGCTCTTGTCCTTCGTCCCATATATTTGGAAAACTTAATACGTTAAACGCTTTAGGGTTGTAGAATATATTCTTTAGACCGTCGAACGAACCTCCTTCAGTACCACCGGTACCAAAGAGACAAAGTAGACCGAAAGCTACACCGTCGTCAGTTTCTACAGCAGGTTGTTCAATACGCCAAGCAGTTTCTAAGTTAGGGAATTTACCACCCTCTTCAAATAGTACTAGTTTACCACGAGTACCACGAAGACGTTCTGGGTCATTCTTAAGTGTTATACCAGTAATGCTGGACAAATAACCTTGTTCCGTTTGTTTACCGAATTCGTCGGTTACCTTATAACCACTTACCCTCTCTAAACGTGTACTTGTCAATCTCTATTTAGACCAAGCTGTATGCTTGTCTACGAAGTCCATTATCTGCCAAGCCTTAGTGAGCAATCCATCTCCAACTAGAAACTTCTGCTCACTGGCTACAGCAAAATTCTTAGATCCTGGAATAAGTTCGTAATTGCGGACTAACATACTAGCACCCTTAAAACTATATCCTCTTTGTCTACATTTAAGCGTTGCCATGTGTTTACCCTAGTTCTCAGCTTCTTCTATAGCGTTGAAATAGAAGTAATCATAGTCCCAGAAGTCAGGGAAGTTTAATATACGTTCCCTCTTTCTTCTAATATTACCGAACCTATCGGTATATTCCTTTTCTTCAAGCTTCATGATAGGGCTATAATTAAGGTAAAAATAATGATAACCTGTTATAGCATCTCCGTCATCTGCAACATATCCGTTAAGACATCTTTGTGTTTCTTGCTCCCAATATTGTATATAATCGGTAGTACCTCTGGGAGCTAATGTGTAGCATCCATGTTCTTGAAAGAACAGTGCTGGCCCTCTAAACTTGTCTGAGTTTAGGATTTTTTTATTAAAGTCTACCATACGTTATTGTTAAAGTCCTAGTTCTTCAGAAGGCTCATACAGTGCGTACGAATGCCAAGCTTCAATATCTCCTACCCACATAGTAGTGTGCCAGTTATACGGTGCTTGGTTTGCGCTGGTAAGAGTAAATACTGCAATTTTATGAGATCCAGTAGAATTCATTATTTCAACTTTCAATTCTGCATCTGCAAGATTGTCTGGTAGATCAGAATAATGTACAGTTGATAAATATACTTTACCTTTAACTGCATCATCATCCCCGTCAATAGCCGCAATAAGATCGCTAATTGTATCTTGGTTACTAGTTGGCCATGTAGACGGGAAAGGTTGATTAGAAATTACACTAATGTTTGTGGTATTTACCTATAACTGACCGTTGCTTTCTGTAATATAACCCACATCGTTTGTAAGGTCACTAAGTTTTGTGGGAATGGCGTCACCAATTTCTTTAAGTGTATCTAAAGCTGAAGATGCCCCGCCAATCACAGCGTTAATTTTATCTTCTATAAGTTTAGCTGTAGCATTAGCATCAAGAACGTCTCCAGAAAGATATCCCATATTTGGACCTACTTCCATATTTACTTTTCGGCGGATACCTAAGTTATCCGTTACCGATACACCTGTTTTTCTATTCATTCTTTATCGGTCTCTTCTTTTTTGTTATATTCCATTAACGAACTTATAAACATTGGCGTAAACAAAGGTTCTACTATTTTTAATAGAAGATCATATTCTTCTTCCGTATAATCTTCCTCACCTTTAGAATTATAAATTTTCAGCGCCAATGCATGGCAAGCTACACCTGCGCCTTTATTATAAAGCACGTTAGCTATCTCTTCCTTTACGTTTGCCTCAACACAGTTTGTATGTGCTATGTCGGTATAAACATTAAACTTTTCAAAATTTATTTTCATATATCATTAATTATTTGTTACTGGTACAAGTATTCCTGCTGATACTGCTGCAGCAATATCTAATTTGTATTCTGGATCATAAATATCTCCAAAATAAACATCACCGTCTATTTTTAAATCTGCAACAGACCTTATTTCTGAAGGCCAAATGGCAACATAGTGCGAAGAATCGCTCGTGTTGTTAACCTATAAACCATTTGTACCCATTATACATTCCATAGCACCTCCGACAGTACGAACTCCGGCCGCACTGACTGTTGTATCAACAAGCCACGTATCTATAGTTAATACTGATTGTGCAGATTCTCCTTGAGTCGGTCTAGATATTACTAATCCGTTTGACAAAGTTAGTTTGCTAGCATCTATTGTCATGTTACCTGCAGTATCCCAACTAACTGTCCCGTTAGCCAAAAATCCAGAGCCACTCGAATTTATTTGATTAGAGTTCGAACCGTTGTCTACTTGAGTGTAAAGGCCTGCTGGAGAAATAAACATTTTGTATGTAGTAATAAGCGAGTCGTCGTTTGCATTATATGCTGCGTGATACATCGACAACGTTGGGCCAGTTAGCGAATTAAGTTCGAATGTGTTTATAAAATAGTTATTTTGGTCAAAATTCTATCTTATTTCTGTGGAAATAGTGTTTGAAGTAACATCAAATCCGCCAATCTTACCGGCAATGGTTTCCATAGAACCATCATTCATGATCTTAAAATTGTTGTTTGCTGTAACAAGGCCTTCAAGATTTATTTGATTTGCTCCAATAGTAGCAGCACTTATTCCGTTAGATACGGCAGTAGTAATCGCAGATTTAACGCCACTTCCGTCTTGTGCAATTAATGTTGCAACAGCTGTATCAAGCCCAGTCGACGTCTACAATCCTGCAATAGTTACACCCTGATCTGTCACAGTCTACGAAAGAGTGGCCAGCGAGGAGTGATCCTAATCGGATTGAACAAGAATTCCGCTTACTGTTTTACCAGTTCCTGTAACTGTTTCTGTAAAAATAGACGCTACTGCATTATCTGTATATGCTTCTGTGGCAATACCAGAAAGACTTGCACCATTTGTAAGCTTGTCGTTTATTTCTGAAACCAAAGACGCTTTTGCTACATAATTATCTCCTATTTGAGTTATTTCTGTATTAAGATCTGCAATGGCATCTTCTGTTTCACTTTTCGCAGCAGAATACATATTATTAAAAGTAGAATACTATGACGTTTCTGAAGTAAACCCGCTAGCAAGCCATTCAATTATGCTTTGATTTTCATCAAGAACAGAATATCTGTTTGCTATTTCAGTAACAGTTGTGTTTTCTGTAATACGAGAATCAATAATAGACTATAAAGCTTCTGTAGATACAAGATTTCCGCTTTGATCGTAATTAGAATTTATTCTGTTTATAGTAGACTAAAGCGAGTTTATTGTTTGCGCAAGCGTAGTCCACTGCGCACTGTCTGTAGTGATAAAAGAAACTTGTTGTCCCCAATCTCCGATTTTGGTTACGATGAGCTAATTAAGTTCGTTGTTTGCACGCAATGCTGCAGAATCGTGAAGAGCGTCATATATATAATCTGTTATACGGTTATCAAGAGCGTTTAATAATATATCCAATCGTTCTTGATTGGTGCTTGCAATACTGTTTATGCTCGCAATAGAGTTGTATAATTGATTTCTAAGTTCTGTAATATAACTCTCTGTAACCAATCCAGGAGCAAACGTTTTCCCGTATTCTTTATCCCCGAGATGAATTTCGCGAGTGTCTTCTACAAAGCATATTGTTTTATCAGAAATTTCCCCAGCTGAGCGTTTAGCTTGATACTCTGCATCCGTTTTAACGAAATAAAATATTGTATTTATCATATATATTATCTAATTGTTTCGTATAAACCTATAGTACCGCCGCCTTTAACTCTACCCGCTTCTATTTGCTCAGCTTTAGCTTGTTTCATGGCGATATCTAAGGATTTTACTATATTACCCACATCCTTTAATATCCTCGTAACCTTTATAGCAGTATCGATGTCCATCAAACCTTTTGAATAGTCTGTAAGAGCTGCTATAAGTCCTTCTGCGGCTGTCTAAGAAGCGTTTAATAATCTAGTTCCAGGTGTTTCCTAAAACTCTATAAAACGTCTTGCAAGTTCGTTTACTTCATCAGAAGGTACGTAATGTTCGGTTTTGAATACGTCCTTGGCTACAACATGCGGTCTCTCGCTTGCGGGGTATGCTTCATAGGGAGTGTTCCACTTGTGTAGCCAGATTACGTATTCAATTTCTTTAAGCGCTTGGTTTTTATCTTTAGCGCCGTTGTAGTGATCTTTAAAGGGAGGTATAGCCAAGTCTTCTATGCTCAGCTTAATTTTATCGCCCTAAATATCAAACATATTGTCTTATAATCTTCGAAAACATTTTGTACATCCTCTATACTAGATATCCTATAAGATAAGCAGCGTCTTCGCTATCTTCTGGTATATCGTAATAAGAACATACATGAGACTAGACATGCTTTGCTTCGTGTATAGCAGTATTTACAAATTGACTTACATCTGAAGAAGGTCCTACGCATATAATACTCATCTTGTATTCTGAGTTACTAAAAGTAAAACCTGTATTTTCTTTTGTTAATACTTTTAGTGATCTTCTTATATCGCTATTAGAACAACCTAATTGTCTTAAGGCGTCTTCTACTTCTAAGAAGTCTTCTTTATGAACACCATAATACACTAAAACATTCCAGCCTTGATTACCTAATTTTATATATTGTGCGATCATCAGTTCTAACCTAGCTTGTCTTCAAGTCTAGCAAGGATTCCTTCGATACGGTTCATTCTACCAGAGATATCGTCTATTGCTTGATCTCTCTCTTGTTCTTTAGCGTATGCTGGACTTAACTCTTTAAGTATTTTCTCGCAAGCTTCAACGTTAGATTTATGCTACTCTACATTAGCTATAAGACTTTTGCTGTTATCCAACATAGAAGTAACCTCCTAAATCATACTATCCTTAGACTCACTAAGCACGTAATCTCCATAAGAGTGTATAATAGAAGTACTAGGTACTCCTACAAACTCTTTACGTTCGTCCCCAATCTTTACTGTAACATCTACTGCCATCTGAAGGTTTGCACCAAAGCTAACATTAGGGTTGTAAGTTGGGTACATGGGGTGTGGCATACTTACGCGTTCCACATATCCCGTAATAACTTTGGGTTCTTTACTCTTATCTAATACATAAAGAGTATTACCCTGACGTAATCCTGAAAACATATTATTAGTATTATGGTCATGTAGGTGGGCCTAAACCCACCCTGTGACCAGTTAATAATTATTATGCATATCTTCCCATCTTATTACGACGCATACGCATTGAACGACGCATACGATAGTATGGTTCTTTGTCCTCGTCCATAAAGTTGCGCATAGCATAATGACGGTTATACTTAGTCTTAAAACCAAGATCTTTGCCTTCATCACTCTTCTCTTCAGACTCTTCGTCTTCAGATTTTTCAAAACAATCGTAAAGCGTGTCTTCCAGCTCACACAACACCATCTTCTTCTCATGTCCAAGCTCATGGAGCTCTTCTACGAGATCGAGTGCTTTCTCTTGTGCAGCCTCACGCATTTCCATTATAACCATAGTAGTATAATTTTAAATGTTAATATTACGCGGGTATCTAAGTAGTTAACAGCTGCATGAGGTTACTATCTTTATCGTAGTAAATCATATAAACACCTGTTGCAGGTATTTGAGCAACTGTTATAGCCTCACCACCCACGTTGGTTAGAGGCTGTGTAAAATCATTCGCCGAAAACACAATCGGGAGTGTTTCTGTCGTTCCTGTTGGAATCTATTGGTTGAGACGAAGAAGTATAACCCCTTTGTCGTTCAACCAACGGAATACTCTGTTAGGAAGCGTCAGAACCACATTGTCTGTTCCAACAGTAACAGAATTGGTTTCTATCATAGGAATACCGTTCCTGTTACAGAAATTAAACGGATAACGAGTACTTCCAAACATAAGTACCTCCTTCCTTAATTAATTCCAGAAACTATTAGAACCCCAACTGTACATACCGTTTATATACGGGCTTGTGCTTACAGCAGTAAGCTGTGGCCACTGTACAGGTACTGTACTTGGTTGAGCTGACTTGATAGCAATGAGTTGATTTTCGATTTCGTTAAACTTGCCGTTGATAAACTCAGTCTGCTTGTCGTTGTTTATGTTAGAACGAAGCAAAGCGTTATCAGCAGTCAAAGTATTAATCTTATCTTGCAACTCACGTTTTTCAAGATCACAGAACTTGTCGTTGATCATCACACTCTGAGCGTTAATCGCATCAGTTATTTCGCGAGTGTTGCGTTCAGCTTGTGTAGTCAGAGTGTTTGTCTACTGACAGACTGCGAGCTGATCTGCAGCGTGGTTAGCTGCGGTTTGTGCCTGCAGTGCGTTCGTCTGATTAGCGATAGCTAAACGGTTCTCGCAGCAGCACTGACAGATCTGTGAAGCAATAGCAGCGTTACCGCTCTGGATTGCATTCTGGATCTACAGTCCGCTCATGCCTACCTGAGTACCTACAGAAGTGATGGCGTTGTTCAGTGCAAATACACCGTTCTGAACAGTCTGAACTTCAGTGTTCAAGAGTGTAGATAAGTTCTGGATAGCAGCGTTGTTGCCC